TGCAGGGGATCACGTATAGGCGCATTAGGCTGGCTCTTTGCCTGGCGCTCGATGTGCGCATCTTCGCGTTGCAATGCTTTGGGCTTTGGTGCTATCTTGCGTACCCAATTGCCGGTTATATTATCTCCGCCGTTTGAGCTTGGCATGTCATACTCCGCAAATGTAGCCATTACTTCAACTCCGATTAAGGCGCGTCCCAGCGTAGCGCTATCATCTTCAAAATCTTTACCGGCTTTTGCGTGCTTGTAAAGCAAGCCTTTACCCATCGAATCATAAGTCAACAGCTTGGCTTTTGCCGCGTCAGCTTTGCTTGGCTTGTCATCAAAAACTTTTATCGAGTCTTTGATGATAAAGTCCTTATACTGGCCTTTTTCAAGTACATGCAGTAATACGAGTACGGTTTTATTTTTATACGTTGTTTCTGGCTCCCACGTTGCAGACACAACAGCGCATAATAACTCCGTTCCTTCAGGTATTAACTTTTGTAATCCTGATGATTCAAAAGATTCTGATTGTTCTAGTTCTTCGCCGGTTGAGCTTGTAAAAAAATTACTCATTGTTTAGTCCTTGGTGTTGATAAATATCAGCCCATAACTTAATTATGGATTCGTTGCTCTGCTTTTTTAGCAAATCTGTAGCGCTTTCTGTTTGATCAATTTCATATGATTCTTCTAAATCACCTCTCGATTTTGCAAAATAAGTCCCGGTTTCTTTGGTGTAAATTACGCGCTTTACTCCTGTTTCTGCGCCGATTATTTTTTTTACTCCTAATGCGCCGGTAACGGATCTGGTTCTTGTCTCGCTCCTAAGATATAAAACATTATGCGCCCTTGCTTCTAACAGCCCCCTAACGTTTGTATTATCTCCGGCTGGTGCATGGATTGCGGTCTTTTGATAATATGTCCCATCAGGTAAGTTGACGTTAATCGGTACACTGTGAGCTAAAAGGATTATATTCATACCCTTTTTTTTCATCAGCGCATCGAACCCGGCCAACAGTCGGCCATAATAATTAAACGATAGTCCCTGACGCTTGCCAAAAGCGTTAAGATCAACGCCTTTGTTATCTTCCTCCACGTCTTCATCAACTGCCTCCCTAAAGCTTCCTAAGTTATCAAAGATGGCGGTTTTGCGACCATGTTCTGATTTTAGTAGCTTCTGAATACAGCCAAATACAAAATGAATGGGCGGAATTTCCTTAGTATTCTCAAAACATGGAACGCCAAAGTCAATCATTCTTTCCTGCCCTGTTTCCCGACCTATTGGGATGATAACTGGGCTTGGTGAATAACTTGAAATAGTGGACTTACCAACGCCACCTGCGCTATACAGGACTGTAAACTGAGGCCGTTCTTTTGGCTTTGCCAGCTCAATTCCATCTATTTTTATGTCGTCAAGTTTAGGAATTGCCATTATCTTATCCGGCTTTACACTGTACTTTTGCAAGAGCTGCAAAAACAGCGCCCTCGACAAAAAGTTTTACTGTAATCCCATTTTTTGCGCAATGTATCTTGACTTGCTTATGTATATCGCTATCAATAGCGACATTTGATAGTGTTTCGGTTTTTTGTTCGCTCATAATTCCCCGCTAATTACTTTAATGAATTGTTGTTTTTGAGCATCACTTGCCGCAGCCCTTGCCGAATCCCATGCCGCAGCCCTTGCCGCAGCCCTTGCCGCAGCCCTTGCCGCAGCCCATGACGCATCACTTGCCGCAGCCCTTGCCGAATCCCATGCCGCATCACTTGCCGCAGCCCATTCCGCATCCCTTTCCGCAGCCCTTGCCGCAGCCCATGACGCATCACTTGCCGCAGCCCATGACGCATCACTTGCCGCAGCCCATGACGCAGCCCATGCCGAATCACTTGCCGAATCACTTGCAGCAGCCCTTGCCGAATCACTTGCCGCAAATAATTCATTATTATTCGCATATCCATGTGCAAATCTTTCAGCAACATCAAGCGCGGTAATGCTTCTTTCATCTTTCATTAAATGTTGCACCTGACGAGCGCACCAGACTGCAAACAAGCGCCATTCTTTGTCATATTCAGGAGCTGACGATATGCACCATAGTGTGTCATCAAACCCATTTGATTCCATAATTGTAAGGAACGATAATTCCTCATCGTCTGCCTTTGTTTTTCCCAGGTGCTTTAATAGCGTGCCCCATCCTTCTCTACATGGCGCATGTAGTTTTATTTTATTTAGTGTTGTTACTAATTTTGGCATTTTATTTACCTTGGTTGTTAAAGTGTGATTAATTATAATTACAAAATAACAATTATTCAAGCTATTTATTCATTGCAATTAATTGAATCATGAAATGCGATAATCTTCCGCTTTGCGTCTTCAAATCCACGAACTAACAAATAATGCTTGCCATTACTTTGTACTTTGTGAGCAAATTTTTGTTGATCCTCGCTCCATACTCCGCCTTTAGTGCGTTTGAATTCAACATAACAATTCCAATCATCAATAAAAAGATCCGCTACACCAGCAACAACCCCCTCCAACACTAATCCACGCGCCTCACTTGCCGAGCGTAAGCCGCCATTTGGGATGGCAAAAATCAACACGCCTGGATAAGTTTTTCTAAACCATAATATAAAGTCGCATTGCTCTTTATGCTCAGTCGGTACGCGCTTTGCTTCTGCACGTTCTGCCAAATATTCCGCTGTTGCCGCTTGCTCAATATCCAGATATTCATCAAACATATTAGATGGAAGATTTGCAATTAAATCTCCGATATATTCACTACGAGGCTTTTTTAGCATTTTGCGCTGTTTAAGTATTTTATCCAGCTCGGTGCGGAATCGGTCATTTGTTATCATTTAATTATCCCTGCTTCTGTAATATTTAATGTATGCGTCTCGCTCTGTCACCGGCTCTTCTAACAGACATTCTATAATGTCGTCAGCCAATCCCAATTTTTTAAGTTCTGCGATGAAAAAATCGTCATGGAGTGATAGTGAGCCATCGGTGCAGTATTGGCGCTTTGGTGGCTCTGGCTCGATGGCTTGCTCCGGCGCCATTCTGCTTAGTGCGTCGGCTATGTCCATTTCATTCCCCTGGTTAGTTTGTGAGTTGATATTATCATGTGGCGGTGGTATTCTGTCAACTCATAAAAAACACAATGGATAAAATAACATGATTTTAAGCCCAAAAGAGGCAATTAAACGGCTAACACTTTCCCGGTCAACATTTTATAAATTAGTTCGCCAGGGGCATATAAAAACAGTTAAATTGTCAGAAAAAAGAATAGGCGTATTGGATTCCGAGCTAGTTAGATATTTAAGTGAATTAAATGATAAATAGCAAAATAACTTTTCTAAAGAATGCATTGATACCGTACAAATTTGATGAATTAACAATAGAAGGGGCGTTAAAATACATCAAAAACAGCGAAACAATGAGAGATAGAATAGCGCATTTACGCACTATTAAAGATCCAGAGCAATACAAGAATGAAAAGATAAAACTTCCAGCGTTCTCATTTTCCGGCACGTTCAAAGATAGCGTAACCAATGCTAATTTTGACCAGCATAGCGGCGTTTTTACAGTTGATATAGACCACCTTGAAGATGTCAATGCGGACAAGGAGCTGGTGTGTTCCATTCCTTATGTGCTGGCCTGTTTTTTATCTCCCGGCGGCAATGGTTTAAAAGTTATTTTGCGAATAGATACGCTTAAAGATGATGCAGACCTTAAGGATAAATTTGCATCAATAACTGCTCTATTTGCTGGCTATGGGGTAACTATAGACCAAAGTTGTAAAGACATCCGTAGAGTATGCTTCTCAAGCTATGACCCTGATATTTATATCAATTATGATGCTGATATTTTTATCACAACGGCTGAAAAACGAGCCAAAAGTGAGCCAAAAGTGAGCCAAAGCGCCGCCGCTGTCGGTGATGCTGACACATGCATTAAGCGAATTATTGATCTAATGCAAAGCGCAACGCCTGGAACTCGTCACAATACACGGTTAAAGGCTGCGCGATTGGCTGGCGGGTATGTAGCTGGGGGTTTTTTGCAGAGAGATATGGCAATGGATGTATTGCATCAAATCTCCGACAGCATATCAGACAAAGGGACAACTACGCCGGGCGAGCTGAATACCATAGCGGATGGGTTTAATGAAGGTTTGCGGTTGCCTATTACGCATATATTTATACAGCGCGTACATGAACAAGATGTTGAGCAACATGATGAGTGGGAAACACCATTTTATAAAATAATTTTGCATGAAATATTAGCGCCATTCCCAGGAGTGATGAAGGCTTTGGTGGAGGAGACTTTGCGTGTGGCAAACAAACCGCAGCCTGAGCTTAGTATTTTATCGGCTTTAATTGGTATGGCTGCAAGTATTGGGGGGAATTACAAAACCCCAGGTGGCCAGCGTTTTAATCTATATGGGATTGGCATATCAGGAACCGGAACCGGAAAAGACAAAGCTATGTTACCTGCTATTATGTTGAGTAAAGTGGCAGGTGCAGAGCTAGGTGGTCAGCCAGGATCAGGTGCAGCACTTGAAGATATGCTTGAAGAGCGTGGCACAAAAATATTGCTAAATATGGATGAGGTGGCTCACTTTATCGCTTCAATGAACGACATTAAACAAACACACATGGCTTCCCTTGCTGGTTATTTGTTAAAGCTGTTTAGTGCATCGAGAGGCGTTTATCATACTAGGAGGCTAGCAAATAGCAGCAATAATGCGCAGAAAGAATGTATCAATCCATGTGTAAGCTTGATGGGTTTTGCGTGTCCTGAGAAGCTTGGTGACGCGTTTGGTAATTCTAGCAACATAGAAGATGGACTGATGGGCAGGGTTTTGTTTGTGTCGGGGAGGGATAGTGTGAAGCCAAGGCGCGACCAAGGGGAATTTGCTATACCTGGATTTGTTATCGATACCTGCAAAAAAATATCCTTTAACCAGGATATTACACTAGAAATAGATTATCAGGCTGATTCAGAGTTAGACCGTGTTTTAATGGATTTTGACAACGAGAGCGGTTCTTCTAGCAATCCTTTTGCCAAAGCCTTAAAGATGCGTAGCTATGAGAAATGCGAGCGTGTAGCGGGTGTTTTGGCTGTATTTGATAACCCAGCCCAGCCGGTAATAAGATTGCAGCATATTGAATGGGCAGAAATGTTTATTAAATACTGCGACAAAGAGATTTTGGAATTCACCAGCAAGCATTTACATGGTGGACAGGTGCAATCGGACGCAGCAAAAATAACAAGCTTAATTGATAGATTCGGAAGCGGGGCATTGAAAGCAACAAATAAAATCCATTCCGTAATGATTAAAGATAAATATTTTCCCAGGTCATTACTGCTGAAAAATTCCAAGTTATGCAAGCGCGATTTTGATTTCGCCATAGATCACTTAACGGATTTAGAGGCAGTGAAGCCGGTGAATTGGGAGGCCAAAAACAGCGTTTTTAGGGCTATTTTGGTCAATAAATCGTAAGGTCGTCACCACGATTCAGTCCGATTCACCATAGCCAGTGAATCGGGCTTTTTTTTGGAAAATGGTTGTAAGTTATTGTTATTTATTATATATATTAAAAAAAATAATACACATATACATACTCTCACACATTAATTCACTAATTCACACCCATGTACACATACACCCCCCCTAAAATGACCAATTACATGTTACGCGTGAAGCGAGAGATTTTGTGAATTTTGGTTTTATTGGATATTTATTTTGTTTGATGTATTGTAATTTTGGCAATATGTTTTATAATTGCATTGGGTTTTAAAAAGTTTAGTGCAGATTGACTTTTTAAAACTTCCTCTGGTTTTTACCCCCATTAGTTAGCCCTGCACGGCTGGACGAGTTGGGGGTTTTTTTTGGAATTAATTATGGAAATAAAAAGACACATAGGGGACGAGTGCCCAGTTCCCGGCATTGATCGTGTAACCTACAGAACCGCCATAAATGGCGCTGGTGGCACAATATCAAAGTGGCACTTACCAATAGCAGCCTATGAACTGGATTGGTCATTCAAGCCCAGCATTGGGCGTATTTATGATTATGTGGTGGTGGCGTGAGCGCAGATAATTTAGACCACGCACAGGAACTGTCACAATTTATGCTTGACGCCAACCTTGCAAACATACGCCAGCGATCACAAATTCAAATCCAGGGAAGCGGCACTTGTCAGGTGTGCGCTAACGAAGTGGAGGCGGTCGAGTGTTTCGGAAAATTAATAGTGCCTCGCTGGTGCTCAGTTGACTGTCGTGATAGGGCGGATTTATGAAAGATGCGGCGCGATGCATGGCATGGTGGATAGTGCTTACTTTAACTTTTTTTATAGTGATTCCAGTCGGTATTATTTGTATCATTATCGACTCTGGTGCGCGTGAATTGTGGGATTGGGCTTTGAGATGAATTACGAAGAAACATTGCAAGCAATTCGTGAAATAGTGGCAGAAAGAGAAGCTATCAGGCAAGAAATAAGGAGGTCAGCTAAACATCATGAGATCGCATTAAATGCGCTTTTGTATCACTATAAAAACCTTAAATTATTATCGCTGGTCAATTTTTGCAATACCGGGAAGTTTTTATGATTAAAATTTTATGGTTAATTTTGGTGATGTGCGTCGCACTGTCCATACCGTTTTGCGCGGTTACCGGGTGGCCTCAGTGAGCATAGAAAGCACTTTAATTGAGCGGGGAAACCGGTACGGTAATTTTGCAGAACATGCGCGGATTACCCAGAACATTAAACGCGCAATGGTAGACTCGCCAAATTGGCAAGGGCTAAGCGACGATAAAAAGGAATGTTTTGAAATGATAGCGCACAAAATAGGCAGGGCATTGAATGGTGACTCTGAATATCATGATAATTTCCATGACATTATCGGTTATACAAAATTAGTAGCTGATACTTTAAGCCATGATTGAGTCAATTATAGCAGTGTCAGTCCTGGCAGTGGTGGCAGCCTGGGCGGTGGAGATAATAGCGCATTATAGGGCGCCTTGTTTGCATCCGCACATAATGACACAACATAGCACCGGTCAACATCGATGCTATGATTGTCGAAAAGTTGTTGATTCTGAGAATGTTAGTATTAAGCACCAGCGTTGATATTATGACCAATTAAGGGCATTGCTATCGTTGCTAACATGCACAACGATAGTTTTTAACCTTTTGGCTAAAACTTTAGCCATTTTTAATTCGATGCTGTTTGGATTTTTTACCCAAATAGCGTCAATAGATGACGGTTTAAAAAATATTTCTGAATATTTATAATTTCCTTTTTTCTGATAAAAAGATATTTCACTTTTCAGCATGTCTAAATCATCAGCAGGTAAATAATTAACGTCAGTCACACGTTTTTTACCATTCAGATAAGACCAACAATCATTACTGTAAGCCGATATTATTTCACCGCTTACAAATACACCAATATTTCCTATTGGCTTGTCAGATGTGCATATTTCGTTTCCAATGCAATTTTTTGCTTTGGAAATTAATCCATAAATTCCTGTTTTTTTGCTGTATGCTGTTAGTCCATGAAACATTTTATTCCCCCTGGTTAACGGCCTGGGAAATCCAGACCGTGAATAATAGTATATAGATTTATTCTGTAATGTCAACTTTTATTTTAATTAAGATACAATTTAACCGCCTCTTCAACGATATAATTATTCTATGAGATTAAAATATTTAATTAACGCATATTCAACTATTTGACTTTGTTTACCAGGACATTCCCTAAGTTTTTTTATTAGCCAAGGCTTCAATGATGTTGATATTTTTTGCTTTTTTGCATCATCATCTAATTTTTTTCTACCAGCTCCTCTGGGGTTTTTTTCACTTTTCATGTTCGCACCATCCCATTACTTCGCAAAGCGCTTCTTCTATTTTCCCTGACATTGTTCCTGGTACTGATTTTATAGCCGGAACTACCCAGGGAGAGACGCAAAATAAAATATGTTTCTTTGCTAGCCCATCTGCAAGCTTCTTCCTCCCAGATCCTTTAAATCCAGATACACCAACACCACCGCTTGTTAAGTTATATCCGTTTGGGTGTAACGTATTAAACTGTGATATATAAATCTGCTCAAACATATAAAGTTCCTCTAAATCATCAGTTTTTTTGAGAATCTCCATAATTGGATCACCATTTTTTCTTATTGCCGCAGATATTAATGTTTTAGACCTAGATTTATAGTGGTCAATAAGTCTTTTTTCCCCTGATTTTATTGACAATCCTATGTATGACTTATCGTCTCCTTCAAAGCTAATTCTATATATTTCCATGCCATTCTCCTCGTGGGTTTTTAATTTTCATTTTATTCTCCAATTACCTCGACTGAACTTAAATTTTTGATTATACCTACCTCCCTTTTGGCTATACCGCCAACATTAAAGGTTTGTCTTTTAGCTCCTGTTCTAGAGCCATACCCATGGATTCCTAATCCATCAACATCTAAACAGTCGATTATTTTAACGCGTTTAGGGCTGATTTGCTCAGCATTGGCAATTATTAAAACAGACCGCCATCCGGCGGCTACCATTACCGATGAACTATATTTTATTTTCATTTTATTCCCTTGGTTTTGTGCGTCTCGGTTGAGACGTTGAATAATATTATATAGATTTATTCTGTAATGTCAACTTTTATTTAAATTATTTTGTTGGTGACTTGCTGATTATTATTATTGTGTTATTATTGAGATTATGGCAGCGAGATTAAACCCAGGTCATCAACAAAGTGTACGGGACAAGATACAAGGCAGTCAGCTTGTAAATGTCTTGCAAGATCATGCGCTTGGTAAAAGGGATTTATTACCCTCACAAATCCAAGCCGCCAAAATAC